GGTCGGCAACTGGGAGCTCATCGCACCCAGAGCAAGTTCTACGACCAGGGGCTTAACGCGAGCGGCATCCTGTGGTCCTCGGCCGATCTCAGCCCGGAGGCCCGCTAGAAGGCGCGCGACGAGTTCGAACGGACGGCTTCCGGATCCGATAATTCCTATCGCGTGGTGGTGGCCGATCCGAAGTTCACGAAGTTCGAACAGATCTCCATGAAAGCCAGCGACATGCAATTCCTGCAGGGGATCGAGGCGACGGATACGGAGATCTGCAATTTCTTCGGGCTTCCCATGTACAAACTCAACCAGGGGAAGCAGAGCTTCCAATCGAACGAGCAGCAGAACATAGATTACCTCAATACCACGCTGGACCCCTACCTCGTTCAATATGAACAAGCCGCCGCACTCTCCTGGCTGTCGACGCAGGAGCAGGGAATCACTTATTTCCGGTTCAACCGGGACGTTCTTCTGCGGACGGCCGCGGCCGCGCGAACCGACGTACTGGTGAAGAAGATCCAATCGGGGCAATTGAGCCCCAACGAAGCGCGTGGAATTGAAGATCAGAGTGCCTATGAAGGCGGAGATGGGTATTTTATGCCCGCGAATATTCAGCCCATTGGGAGCGGTGGGAATAAATCGCTAGTTCCCGCTGGTGGAAAATGAAGTTAATTCCGCTCACCCAAGATATGAATGCCATTGTGGATGATGCGGATTACGAAACACTTTCGCAATTCAAATGGAGCGTTTTTCATTCTGGTGGCGCGAATCGTAAATATTATGCTCAACGCAGCCCCCATCCGAAGCATCAGACAATATTAATGCATCGAATGCTCATGGATTATCCCGGCGGAATGGAGATAGATCATATCAATGGGAATGGACTTGATAATCGCAAATGCAATTTAAGGATTTGTTCAAAATCTCAAAATATGGCTAATCGAGGAAAAACAAAACGAAATCAAAGTGGCGCAAAAGGAATTATCTGGGATAAAGCAAATCAACGATGGATGGCAAGGATAGCTATCCAGAGAAAAACGTATTTTCTTGGACGATTCGAACGAATAGAGGATGCACGTTCTGCTTACGCACGAGCCGCTCAGAAATATTTCGGCGAATTCGCCAGGAGTGAATGAGATGCCTGAGTCAGATTTGGTCAAGATCACATCAAATGAAACCGAAGTTCCGAAGTCCGCCCGCCGGCACGATCCGATCCGATGCTGGGAGGGCAACGCCAAACCGCATGAGGCCTTCTGGCGGATGCGCAACGCCGCCGAGACCGCCGGCGAGCCCGAAGTGGAGCTGTATGGGCCAATCTCGGAATATTCCTGGTACGACGATGACGTCACCCCGAAGATGTTCAAGGACGCGCTCTATGCCTTGGGCGGGGGCGGGCCGATCACGGTGCGCCTTAATTCCCCGGGCGGCGACATCATCGCGGCCTCGGTGATGCGGTCGATCATGGCCGAGTATCCGGGCCGGATCACGGTCCGGATCGACGGGATCGCCGCTTCGGCCGCCGTGCTGGTGGCAATGTCGGGCAGCAAGATCCGGATCCAGGATAGTGCCTACATTATGATCCACGATCCGGCGGTCATGATCTTCCTGGCCGCGCTGGATATTGCCATGCTCTCGAGCATGCTCGACACGATGAAAAACATCAAAGCCGGCATCCTGGACGTTTACACGGGAAAGACCGGCCTCAGCCGCGATCGTCTGACGCGGATGATGTCGGACGAAACATGGATGTCGGCCAGCGAAGCCGTAAGCCTCGGGTTTGCCAACGAGGTCATCGCAGGAGGAAACCAAGAAAAAACAAATACCGCGTATGTCAATGCGCTGCGGAATTATGTGAACGTACCGCCAGTGCTTCTGCGGAGGGAGCGGGAGACGGCGGACCGGCTGTCGCGGGAGGCGAAAGCGCTCCACGACGAAGTTCAAATTCTGAAATAAGGAGAATAAGATGATCAACCTCAAGCAGTTCTACGATGCCGCGCAAGCGGCCGGTGCCGCCGTCACGAAGATCGCGAACGAGATCAACGCGCTCTTCGAAGCCGGGGAGACCGAGAAAGCCCTCGCCCTGCGCCCGAAGCTGGACGAGCTGAAAGCCAAACAGAAAGACGCCGACCAGATGTACGTCTCGATGTCGGCGTCCGCCCAGGGCGGGGAAGACCCCAAGGGCAAGTTCATGCCCGTGGGCGACGCCGCGCCGCAGGAACCGCCGAAGGAGATGAAGGACGTCCTGAAATCCCGGGAATACTTCAACAAATTCTTCGACGCGCTGAAGATGGGCGTCACGACCCGCACCCTCCACAATGGGCAGCATCGCCCGGAGGATTTCCGAATTCTCCTGGATGTGCTGTCCGGTGACGGCACGACCTCCACGGCCGGGGACCAGGGCGGATTTCTTCTGCCCACGGACTTCGACAACAAGATCCACGAGCTCCAGCGCGGGATGGTGAGCCTCGCCGATTACGTGAACGTGGAGAACGTCCAGGCCTATTCCGGATGGCGCGCGGTGGAGAAAGCCGTTCCCGCGGCGGCCTACGGTGCCCTCACCCCGCAGGTCTCCGACGAGATCGACGCCGCGGAGAGCCCGCTGTTCGCCAAGGTGGAATATACCCTGGCGGATTATGCCGGCTACTGGCCGATCAGCAATGATCTGCTGTCCGACACGCCGGTCAATGTCATGAACTACCTGGCCAAGTGGGCCGCCCGAAAGGAAGTTCTGACGCTCAACACTCTGATCCTCGCGCTGATCGACGCCATCACCACCCCGGGAAACATCGCGCTTGCCAGCCTGGAGGACGCCCTCCGTGCCGCGCTCAACACCGGCCTCGATCCGGCGATCTCGGTGGCGGCCACCATCTTCACAGACCAGACCGGCTTCAACCTTCTGGACCAGCTGGAAGACGGCCAAGGCCGCCCGATGCTCCAGCCGGACGTCACCCAGCCGACCCTCATGCGCTACAAGGGCCGCCCCGTGGTTCGTCTCTCCGACGCGCTGTGGGGTCTTCAGTCCAGCCGCGCTCCCTTCGCCGTCGGGTGGGGCCAGGAATACTGCACCCTCTTCCGCAAGGAATCGATGCAGTTCGATAGCACCAACATCGGCGGAAACTCCTGGCGCTACAACAACACCGAATGCCGCGCGATCCTGCGCGCGGTGGCCAAGGAGATCGATGCCGGCGCGATGGTGCTGCTGAAGGTCGCGACCGCGTAGGCTTTCGTTCCATCCATCAAGATCTTCGGGGCTGGGCCAAGCGGGCCCAGCCCCTCCGGCAACAAATGAAAGAGATTGGGAGGTAGCAATGGGACAACATGAAACGAAAAACTACATTAAGGAAGGCGGCGACGAGACGGTCATTGGCGGTACCCTGACCATTTCGGCTGCCGGAACCTTGGCGATCGTCAACGGCGCGACCGTCACCGGCCTGACCGGGCAGACGACGTTCGCCTCTGCAGCGGAAATAGAGACCGGGACCGAATCCGCCAAGGTGATCGCCCCCGACACCCTCAAGGCGGCGCTGGCGGCGCTGCCGAACAAGATCCTCATGGGTGTGCTTTCGAGCGAGAACGACGTGTCCGGGATCACCGTGTCCGCGGCCAACAGCAAAGCCCTCGCGGTCCATGCGGACAGCGGCGGCGCGGCTCTGCTCGCCGGGAACGTCCGCGCCGGCCTGGCCCGGATGCTGGTGGGAACCGCCATCACCGACGGGCGGAATACCTCCATCTCCGGCTGGGAAGCCCTGCTCAAGATGATCGTGAGCGTCAACGTCGGCGGCAACCGGGCCGGGATCCTCGCGCACCTGGAATCCGCCGGCACCCTCACCCTGACCGGATCCATCAATACGGTCCTGGGAGCGATCATGGCGTTCGTCGATCTGGCCGCCGGCGCGACCGTCGCGGCCGGCACCGTGCTCAGCGCCTTTGGCGTCAACCCGGCCAATTTCGGAACGGTGGCCGGGCGCACCGCCATTATCCACGTCACCAATCCGGTCGCGGGCGCATGGGGCTCGCTGTTCGATCTCTCCGGAGATCAAGGCTTGGCGGCCGCGGCCGCGGGCGCCGTGAACGACAAGCATGGCGTGATCTACGCCAGCGGCGTGAAATACACCTTCCCGCTCTACCGCGCCGCTTAACGAGGATTGACCATGCCTCCGATCACGAAAGAAGCCATCGAACAACGAAAGGCGCAACTCCTCAAATCCGTGGAGGGGCAGAAAGCGGACCTCGCCGCCACCCTCGGCGCCGTGCAGGATTGCGACGCCTGGCTGGCCGAGATCAACCGGGCGGAGGAATCCGAACCACCGCCAGCCGGTCCGGCGAAAGGGAAGTGACCTATGGCTGACGAGAACATCCTGACGGCCGCGGAGGCCGCCGCCGTGCTGCGGACGGTAGATACGGATCCGGCCATGCTGCTGCTGCTGCCGCAAATCGACGCCTACATCGAAACCGCCACCGGCCGGGATTGGACCCTCGACGATCCGATCCACGAAACTGCCAAGGCGGCCGCCAGGATGTTGCTCGTGCGCTGGTTCGAAGACCCGGGTGGGATGGGCCAGAACCAGGGGCTGCTGCCGCAGGGCTGCAGCGCCGTCCTGGGCCAGCTCGAAGCGGTCGCTCTGGCGATCGCCGAGGCGGAGGAAAAAGCCGCCGAAGACGAGGAGCCGGGCGAAACGCCGGAAGAGGAAGCCCGGGAAGAACAGCAGGAAGCGTGGGAAGCGCGGGAAGACCTGCGGAGGTCGCGCGAATGATCATCGGGACCCAGGTGACCAACCCAGGCGAGCTGCGGACGCCCCTCACCCTGTGGGCCAAGGCCCTGACGACCGACGCCGGGGGCGCCCAGATCGCCGCCGCGCCGGTAAAGCTCGCCGACGTCTGGGCGAAATGGACCGATGTCCACGGAAATGAGGTCTGGGCGGCGCAGGCGGTCAAGGCGGTCGAGCCGGCGACGGTGCGAATCCGATACCGGGCGGATGTGAACAGCAACACGCTGGTGCAGAAGGGCGAGAAGTATTTCGAAGTGATCGGTGCGCCGGATGACATCCAGCAGCAGCACGAATACCTCGAACTCAAGGTGACCCGTATGGCCGGCGCGATCGGGGGAACGGCGTGACGACCACCGGCTCGCTTTCCCTGAACGGCGTCCAGAAATGGCTGGACGACCTGGACCGGGAGATCACCGACATCGACGCCGCGATCGGGCGCGCGGAGTTGAAGGGAGCGGATCCGATCCAGCGCGAGATGGCGGCGCTCGTGCCGGGCCCGCGGACGCACAACCTGGAGAACCACGTCCGGATCAAGGGACCGACGCACGAAGGGAACGACACCATCACCGAGATCGGCGTGATCCACGACCCGGCCTTCACGGATCCCGACACCGCCCGCTACGGCAACGCCGAGGAGTACGGCTGGAGCTCCGGCGGAGTGTGGCACCCGGGCAAGTCCTACATCCGGGCGGGGCTGGACAACCGCCGGTCGGAGGCGATGGCCGCGGTCAAGCAGTCGTTGAAAGACGAGGGCCATATTTCATGACCACCGTCTTTGAGGTGACTGCCGGAGCGCTGACCACGCTGGCCGTTCCCTTCGGGCAGAACACCTACCATTCCGCCGACGGGACGATTCCGGATCAGTACCTGGTCTACCAGGAAATCACCGGCGTGGGCAAGCAGCACGCCGACAACGAGGAGATCAATCGGATGCACCGGATCCAAGTCACCTGTTTCAGCAGGACCGGTCTGGCTTCGCTCCCGGACGTCGACGGGGCGATGCGCGCGGCCGGATTCACCCTCGGGCCGGAACGGGAGCTGCCGCAGGACATCAGCACCGAGCATTACATTCTGGCGAAGGACTATTTCATTCTTTTGGACAAGGAGTAAACCATGACCATCAACGAACAGGAATATAAATCCTCAGTGGGGTTGTCGGATCTCTATTACGCCCTGGTGACGGAGGATGACTCCGCCGGCTATGCGGCCGATACGCCGGTTTATCTGGCGCCGGCGATGGATGCATCCCTGGCCCCGGCCAGCAACGCGAAGGTGCAATACGCCGACAATAGCGCCTTCGACGCCATGATGGCCGAGGGTGAAACAAAAGTCACCACGACCATCACCGGGATGGCGGTGGAAACACTGGCCGTCGTAACCGGAAAGGTCTTCGATCCCACCACCGGCCGCCTGTACGACAACGGCGGTGTGCCTCCCTACGTGGCCATCGGGTTCAAGGGGAAACGCTCGAATGGAAAATCCCGCTATTACTGGTTCCTCAAGGGCCGCTTCACGACTCCGCCGGAAGACAAGGCGTCGCAAAGCGACACTCCGGATCCCAAACCGATCAAGCTCGAATTCTCCGCACTCAAAACAGTCCACCAGTTCAACCTGGGCGCCCTGACCGACGGGGTGAAGCGGGTGATGGGCGACGAAGACACGGACAACTTCAGCGCCACCGGGTGGTTCGACACCGTGCAGACGCCTGCGACGGCCGGCGTGTCGGCGGTCTCCGTCACCTCCGATCCGCTGAACTCCGCGATCAACGTGGCGATCACCAAGACGATCACGCTCACCTTCAACAACGCCATGCGCGAAGACAGCGCCGACGGCGTGAGCGTCGTCCGGGTGGACAACAGCACGCCGGCGACGATCGTCAAATCCTGGGACGTGACCGGGAAGATCCTGACGATCACCCACACGGCTTCCTTCGCCAACAACAAGCAATACTTCATCACCATCGCCGGCCTGACCGACATCTACGGCCAGGTGCTGGCCACCGCGATCGAAGCCTTCACCACGATCGCGTAACCGATCGGCTTCCCAACGCTCCAGCCCCTCCCCCGCGCGAGCGGGGGAGGGGTAAACCTTGGCCCGTTACCGGCATGAAACGGGCCTCCGGAAGACCGGGCGGCCGGGTTCCGAGTATTTCCTCGGATGAACCGGGAACCGCCCGAAAAACAGAATACGACTCATCAGAAGAGGTGAACGATGGCTTCCAATCCAGCGCCCGCAATTCTGACCAACCCGCAACTTCCGCTCGAGATCCGGCTGTATTCGCCGGAAGACGAGGCGACGATCTATACCCGCTCCATCATTCCCTGGGGCGTGCTCAAGAAAGCGATGCGGCTGCAGAAAACTTTCGCCGATCCGAAGAAGATCGAACCGGAGGATTTGGACAGCCTTTCCGCGCTGATCGTGCAGGCCTTCGGCGACCGTTTCACGATCGATCAGTTGGATAAAGGGGCGGACGTGGACGAAATGGTGGCCGTCATGAATCAGATCATCGCGCGCGCCGGCCTCCGGATGAAGGATGAAGCAAAGGTAAACCCTACGCTCCCGCCAGGCCAAGAGAAATAACTACCGATTACATCCAGGAATTGGAATGCGGTCTGGTGGAGGGTTTCAAGTGGTCGCTGCGGGAGATCGATGAAACGGACATGGATAGTTTGCTGTCTTTCGTCTTTTACTGGCCGGTCTATAAAAAAGGATCCGGCAAGAAGCGCGAGGTGTTCGTCGATGAAGTGGATTGGCTGTAAGGAATAAGGAAAAACGATGGCTCCCGGTGAATGGCTTTCTGGTGCGATTGCATTAAATTCTACGGATTTCAAAACCGCAATCAGCGACATCAATCGCGAATTGCGGGTTTTGGATTCCGGGTTCAAGGCCGACAACGCCAGCCTGGGGGATTGGACCAAGTCCGCCACCGGGATGGAAAATCGGATCCAATCCCTCAACCAGCAGATCGATCTCCAGAAAACAAAGGTTTCCAACCTGAAGGCGGAACACGACCGCCAGGTGGCCGCCTACGGCGAAGAATCCAAAGCCGCCCAGGACGTCGAAGTTAAGCTCAACCGCGCCACCGAAACGCTCGGCAAGATGCAGGTGGAGGTGAAGGAAGATACTTCGGCCCTGCAAAATTTGGATAAGGGGCAGAAAGACACCGGAACCTCCGCCCAGAATATGGGGACGGCCATCACCGCGGCCAGCACGGCGATCACCGCGATCATTTCCATCGTCAACATGGCCGCGGCCGCCATCGGCGCCCTGATCGGCTTCATCCAATCGCTAATTTCCGACTTCGTTTCCCTCATCCAGCGAACGATGGCCTGGGGGGACAGCCTCTACACCACGACAAAATTGCTCGGCGTCACAACCGGTGTGGCCGCCGGCTTGAAACTGATGACCGACGCGGTGGGTCTTCCGATCGAAGATCTCACCCGCGGCCTCGACATCATGGGGAAGAACCTGATCACGGTTAACGGAAAATTGGGGACTTCCGGAAAAGTTTTACAAGATCTTGGAATCGATATCCGCGACGCCAACGGAAATCTGAAATTAACCCCCGACCTTCTGGTCGAGGTGGCCAACAAATTGGTCCCGATGGCCGACGGCACCGAGAAAACGACCATCGAGATGGATCTGTTCGGCCGATCGGGCGTGCAGATCGACGATATCCTGCGCCAGGCGGCCAACGGCGGATTGCAGGATTATATCGACAAAGCCAAGGCGATGGGCCTCGCGCTCTCCGCCGACCAGGTGGATAAGATCCACAATCTCGGCATGAACATCAACATGCTGAAAGATCAGTTCACCGGCATCGTTTCGGTGCTGATGATCAATTTCATCCCGGCGCTGCAGGCGGCGATCACCTGGATCGGCAACACCGTGAGCGCCCTGATGCCGGCCATCCAACAGTGGGGAACGTTCCTGGGAATGCTGTTCGGCGGATCCGGAGCTCCTACATCCTTCGGTTCTGTTCTTCCCGGGGCGACCGGTCCGAAAGCCGGCGGCACCAACGGCGATATCGCCGGTATGTCGCAGGATGAAATCAATTACATGTGGGTGCAATATTGGCAGAAGAAGGGACCGAAGCCGAGCGGCGGGACCTACACCGGTGGTCAGGGGACGGCGCCGGCCGCTCCTTCGACCCTGACCCCCAGCCAGATGCTTCCTTCGGACGTGCTGCATCCGCCGGAATATACCTCTCCATTCCAACAAGCCTTGATCGATCTGAAGAAAAAGATCGTTGATGATTTTATTCCGTGG